GGGACGAAGCGGGGATGCCGCCCCTCGATTGTTAAGTACAAGCTGATAAGACGTTGGTTAAGTTTTTCGTTACCTTTGATATAACCACGTGCACGAGCTTGTTCTTCTGTCAAGTCAGCATAGATATTTTTAACATTTGGTGAAGATACAGCACCGAATTTGTTAAGGATAGCTTCAACGTTTTTAGCGTTAGGGTTATAAGCCTGAATACCCTTTTGCAATTGAGCTGCTGGGAACAAGATATCAATGTTAGAAATACCATGTTGCAAGAACTCACCGCTTGAATCCACACCAGCCAAAGCAGCTTTGATAGAACCGCTTCCGATAGAAGCAGCTTCACGTACAGCTACATCAGCAAGTTGTGCAGCGTGTGTCAAAGTGTCTTGTTCTTCAATTCCATTTTGATTGAAATGATTTTGTTTCATGTCTACTCCTGAATGTTCAATTTCTTCTTCGTCTGTGTCGGTTTCTTCGTTAGACTCCTCTTCAGACTCGTCTTCAGACTCTTCGAGTTCTTCAACTTCTTCATCTTCATCGTCTACTGGTTCGAAGTCATCTAGGCTAGAGTTAGCCAATTCATCTTCTTCGATTTCACCAGCAACAGATTGAATGATATTGATAGCCATAGCTTGTTCATCACTAAGAGTTTCGATAACCTCAGCATCTTGTGGTGTAAGTGATTCTACACCGTTTTCAAGCATATTAGTGACTACTTCGGCTTGGTCTTCTGTGAGAGTATCAATTACTTCTCCAATAGTCGCCATTTGTTTCTCCTCCGAGTTGGAATGTTTCAACAAGTCTTGTGTTAGACCTGTAGTGATGAAAATCTCATCGCCGACTTGTCCGTCACCGTGAGTAAGAACCTCTTCGATGACAGCACCAGGATTTGCGCCCTTGAGTACTAGTGACACTTCATAGATTTCTCCATGAATCACGTCTTGTCCACTCTTTTGGATTTTACGAGCGCCAATTGACATTTGGTTCACGTCTCCGTGTCGCAAAAGTTCTTTGGCATCCTG